GCAGCTGTCCACGGCGTTTGGTACCATCGTGGACAAGTTTGCCATGCTGGGGGACCAGAGCGGCATAGAAGCCCCGGACGATGGCCTGCTTGAGGCTCTGAGCGCTGCCGCAGACCTCAGCCCGCCGGATGACGTGGAGATGCTGCCGGAGGAAGAGGATGACAATGCGGAAAAGTAACGGCTTTCGCTGGAAAGCCCTCAGCCAGCGGCAAAAGCAGGTCTTGAGCTGGTGGACACCGCAGAGCACATACAGCGGTTACAACGGCATTATTGCCGATGGCGCTATCCGCTCGGGCAAGACCTTTGCCATGAGCTTTTCTTTTGTCCAGTGGGCTATGACCTGCTTCAGCGGCCAGCAGTTTGCCATGTGCGGAAAGACCATCGCCAGCTTCCGGCGCAACGTGCTGGGCACACTCAAGCAGCAGCTTGCAGCCCGTGGTTACAACGTCAAGGAGCATCGGGCAGAAAACTGCATGACCGTCAGCAAGGGTGGCAGAACCAACGAGTTTTACTTTTTCGGCGGCAAGGACGAGAGCAGCCAAGACCTGATACAGGGCATTACCCTTGCCGGGGCATTCTTCGACGAGGTGGCCCTGATGCCGCAGAGCTTCGTCAATCAGGCCACAGCCCGTTGCTCTGTCACCGGGTCAAAGTTCTGGTTCAACTGCAACCCGGGCAGCCCGCAGCATTGGTTTTATCTCGAGTGGGTGAGGAAATGCCGTTCCCGCAAGATGATGTATCTCCATTTCACGATGGACGACAACCTGTCACTTTCCGAGGACATCAAGGCCAGATACCGCAGCCAGTACAGCGGCGTTTTCTATCAGCGCTACATTCTGGGCCTGTGGACGGTGGCTGAGGGCCTTGTATATGACATGTTCGACCGCAAGAAGCACGTTGTTGATGTACTGCCGGAGCTGTCGCCAAAAAGCGCCTATGTGGCGTGCGACTTTGGCACCCAGAACGCAACGACCTTTCTGCTGCTCCAGAAGCAGGCAGATGCAGACTGCTGGATCGTCACCCGGGAGTACTACTACAGCGGACGCGAACAGAAGCGGCAAAAGACCGTGGGCGAGTACGTCACAGACCTCAAGGCGTGGCTGAACGGAATCAAGCCGGAAAGGGTCATCGTTGACCCCTCTGCCCTGCCACTGATTACAGAGCTGCGCAAGAACGGCTTTACCCAGACCCCCGCAAATAACGACGTCCTGAGCGGCATTCTTGACGTGCAGACCATGCTGCAGACCGGGCGGCTGAAGATCTACAAAGACTGCAAGCACACGCTGGAAGAGTTCGGCGTGTACGCTTGGGATCCAGACAAAGACGACACCGTGCTGAAGGTCAACGACCACTGCATGGACGCTATCCGCTATTTCGTGCGCACAAAGCGCCTTGTAAAACTGAGGAATTGATTTTGAGCACTGTATATACATTCCAGACCTTTCAGCAGGCGCAAGCCGCCGGGGAACAGCCTGATTTCATCCGGCGGTTCGTGCAGCAGCACTGCACTTCCGGACCGTACAAGATGGCTCTAGACGCCGACCTGTACGATGCCCAGAAAAACCCGGGAGCTGAACGATTTGCACAGGCTTACGCTTTGATGCTGAAACGCCTGTCCAAAAACACAAAGCCAGACGCCCCACGCCCCGATATGGTCAAGAGCAATTTGTTCCGGCGGCTCAACAAGCAGCGGGCGACCTACTCTTTAGGCAACGGCGTAGTCTTTGCGGACGATGGCGTGGACAAGGACAAGCTGGGGCAGAGCTTTGACGAGCAGATTCAGAAGGCCGGATATTTCGCCCTGATCCACGGTGAGAGCTTCGGATTCTGGAACAACGACCATCTGGTTGTTTTCAAGCTAACCGAGTTCGCGCCCCTGTACGATGAAAAGACAGGCCTTTTGCAGGCGGGTGTGCGCTTCTGGCGTCTGAACCCGGACACGGACATGCACTATATCCTGTACGAGCTGGACGGCTTTACCGAGTACACGGAAAGCCGAATCGGCAATGCGATACAGGAGACAACGCCGAAGCAGGCATACAAGAGCGTGACCGTCACCACCCCCAGCGGCGGGCTGGAAAGCGTAGAGGGCGAAAACTACAGCGCTCTTCCCATTGTGCCGCTGTGGGGCTCAGACCTGCACCAGAGCACCCTTGTGGGACTGAAAGCCTACATTGACAACACCGATCTGGTGATGTCTGGCTTCTGCAATGACCTGCAGGACTGTGCGCAGATTTACTGGCTGTGCGAGAACTTCAACGGAATGACGGACGACGAACTTGTGGAGTACCTCACCAAGCTGAATCTGTACCACATTGCAGGTGCAGACACCAGCGAGGGCGGCAAGATCACCCCCTACACAACCGAGATTCCCGTGACGGCCCGGCAGGCGCTGCTGGAACTGCTGCACACCCGGGTGTATGAGGACTTCGGCGGTCTGGATGTGCACTGTGTCAGCGCGGACAGCACCAACGACCATCTGGATGCAGCCTATGAGCCGCTGAACCAGAACGCGGACGACTTCGAGGCACAGGTCAAGCCGTTTATCCGGCAGATCTGCGCACTGGCTGGCTTTGACAACGCTATGCCGACATTCAACCGCAGCAAGATCACCAACACAGCTGAGCAGGTCGAAACGGTGATTTCTGAGGCGCCGATCATCGGGCAGGACATGGCAATTGACCTGCTGCCCAACCTGACCCCGGAGCAAAAGAAAAAGGCCAAGGCCGCGCTGATGGCTGAGAGCGCAACGCGGGAGACCGTGGACGAGGACGAGGAAGAGGAGGACAACGAGGATGAAAACTCATAACGGAATGAAAATATTTGTCTATATTTTCTTTGGCGTGTGCGTTGCGCTTATCATTGGAAGCGCAATTTTGGACGCCGTTTTATCTGTTTACTACGTCAAAGGAGTTTTTAGCGCAGATATGCCTGAATGGGCTAAATGGGCGCTTGTGACTATTGCAGCGTCATGAAACAAACTGACCTTGACCGCATCTCCACCCGGCAGCTGAACAGGCTGCGCCGCCGCATTTTGCGGGTATACGGAACTGCCCGCCGGGAAATGACCGAGCAGCTGACCGAGTTTCTGGAGCATTACCAGAAGTTGGACTCCTACAAGCGGCAGCAACTGGAAGCCGGGAAGATCACCGAGAGCGAGTACCGCACATGGCTGCGGAATCAGGTGTTTCAGTCCGAGATGATGCACCAGAAGCTGGACAACATCACCCAGACGTGCACCACAGCCCAGCAGACGGCATACAAGCTGGCGCGGGATGAACAGTACGATATCTTTGCCCTTGGCGCAAACTGGGCGTTCTATGAACTGGAACAGGCCGCAGGCGTGGCGTTCAACCTGACCTTGTACAACACCGAAGCGGTCAAGCGGCTGCTGCTGGAGAATCCCAAGCTGGTGCCAAACAAGCGCATCAAGAGCGAGAGCAACAAGACCTACGACGCCCGGGTGTTCAACCGGTACGTCACAAAAGGCATTATTCAGGGCAAAAGCGTCCACGACATTGCGGTGCAGGCTGTGCAGGGCATGGCAGACACTGAGGTGCACTGGGCGATGAACAACGCCATCACAGCCCTTACAGGCGCACAGAACGCCGGGACGATGCAGCAGCTGCGCAACGCTCAATCCATTGGCATTGAGGTCAAAAAGCGGTGGAACTCCACCCACGACTACCGCACCCGTGAAATGCACCGCCTGCTTGACCAGCAAACGGCGGAACTTGACGAGCCGTTCAAGGTCATGGGCTACGAGATTCAGCGCCCCGGCGACCCCAACGCCGCCCCGGAGATGGTCTACCACTGCCGCTGCGTACTGTCCTCTGCACTGGGAAAATATCCCCGGCAGAACGCCATGCAGCGGGACAATGTGACCAAAGAGACCACCCACGTTATGGACTACACCGAGTGGTATAAATCCAAGGGCGGCAAGGAAAAAGAGCAAATGTGGTTGGCGGAAGAGAGAAAACGGAGAAAGGAGAGCGCAAAGCATGAAAAATAAGAAGTTTGGAATTGTCGTAATCAACGATGACTTTTTCTTGAACTTTTGCCGTGATTTTAAGTCCCCGTGTGGTTACATTAAGCCAAAACACGCGCGGCCTTCCTACGGAAATGGCGCAAAGCCGCATGGAGCACACAAACGCATTATTAGGACAATGGAAGGATTCAGAAAATGAAAGAAGGGATGAACTGTGATCTTGCCGATGGAAAACACTGAAAAGATGATTTTTCCGGGCGTTGGCAAGTATGGCATCCCTGAAATCAAGCCGGAAACGGACATCCGTATTGACAAGCTGGAATGGATCCCGGTCAATTATGCGCTGACGGCCAAAGACAAGGCCACAAAAGGCGTGCATTTTTACAAGGACGATTACCAGTTTGAACGGTTCTGGAACAACCCTGACAAATACATTCCCCTTTTGCAGCAGTTCGGCGCTGTATGCTCGCCGGATTTTTCTTTGTACAGCGATATGCCGCTTGCGGTACAGCTTTTCATGCACTACAAAAAGCACTGGCTGGCGGCATACTGGCAGGCGCACGGCATCCACGTCATTCCAACGCTCTGCTGGTGCGGTGAGCAAAGCTATGACTGGTGCTTTGACGGAGAGCCTAGAAACGCCATCGTGAGCATTTCGAGCCACGGCACACAATCTGACCCATACGAAGCAGAGTGCTTTGCCAAACACTGCCGCAAGGCGCTGGAAGTACTGCAACCAAGCGGTATTTTGTGGTACGGCAAGTGCCCGGCGGAGTTCGACTGGAACGTGACCAAAATTAAGCCATTTCAATACGAAAGGAGGCATTACCGTGAGTAAAAGAGGTTCGGGCAGCTCCGCGAGAGCGGGTGGCGGAAAATTTAATGTAGAACAAATGAATCTTTCTGGCTCAGAGAAGCAAGTTGCATGGGCAAAAGATATTGTAAAAGAAGCATTTCGAAATCTTGACGATCAGATAAAACAGCGAGAAAAAGCGATGGATGACGACATTGCTGATATTGCAAAACGAAATGGTATAACAAAAGCGGCAGTCAGAAAAGCAAACTTTTCAAATCCCAATAGTGCTCCATCGCAAGACAAATTGTGGATTGATACAGCAAAAGAATACAAAACTAAAAATATGGAAAATTTCAAAAATTTACCATCCAACTTTCCGGCAAGCAAAATTATTGATGCACGTCAAGGAATGACAGCGGATGCGATGATTAATGCCGTCAATATATTGGTGAGACAGAAGAAAAATAAACGATAAACAATGAAATTTAACTACAACATCAAAGTCACCGACAACACCCCGCAGCTGCATGAAGCGCTGGAAGCGTGGGTGGAGCGGGTGCTGACCATCTGGGGCATGAAGGTGCAGGACTATGCGCAGCTGCTTGTGCCCACAGGAACGGCAGACAGCACCGGCATAGAGGGCTATGTGGGCGGCGCACTGAAAGCATCCCTCACCTATGTTGTATCTGCGGCGCAAAAGACCGTGACCATCGGCTCAAACCTGTTTTACAGCGTCTATGTGGAGTTGGGCACCGGTATTTTTGCAGAGAAGGGCAACGGACGCAAAACGCCGTGGGTTTGGCAAGACATCAACGGCAAATGGCACTTTACCCGGGGCATGGCTCCCCGCCCCTTCCTGCGACCGGCGGTGGAAGATCATATCAACGAACTGCAAGAGATTGCAGTAGAGGAAGGAAACAAGGAGGAATAAGTATGGATAACAACGTTTATACCGCTCGAATTGAATGTAGTTGTACAGTTGAAGATTTCAAAAAATTTCAAGAGTTATTTCAAGAGATGATGGGGAGAAACAGTTTTCAGGGTGTTGACCTTTCTCCATATTACCCGCAGGAGATAAAAGAACGGATTCTTTTGGTTGAAATGCAGAAAGCAAGAGAACATCTTCAGGAACTTTGCGATAATGCATACGGAAAAGGGAATCGCATTATCATGGTATCGTCCCAAAAGTCAATTTAATACTCAGCGGTTGGCGCACAGCGTCAGCCGTTTTTTTATGCCGTTTTCGCACAACTGGCAGTGCTCCCGGCTCATAACCGGGTCGTTGCAGGTTCGATTCCTGCAAGCGGCACCACACCGGCAGAACGTCCGGCAAATTAAACCTTATTGCCAAGCATGGCAGCCCAAGCAAGGGCAGAAAGGACACACACATGGCACTCAAAAGAGCAGATATCCTCAAGATTCTGGAAAACGCCGAAACCTCCAACGATGACAAGACAAAAGCCATTCTGGACGCCTTGCACGAGGAGACCGACGCCCTCCGGGACGAGCTGGATACCGAGAAAAACGCCCGCGTTGCAGCGGAAAAGGAACGGGACGCAGCCAACAGCGGTAAGCAGACCGCAGAGCAGGCGCTGACCGACTACAAGACCCAGCAGACCAAGAAGGAAGCCCATGCAGCCAAGGAAGCAAAGTTCCGGGAGCAGCTTAAGGCCGCAGGTGTGCTGGAAAAGTACTTTGACCGCATCGTGCGCCTGTCCGGCGAGGACATCGACAAGATGGAACTGGACAGCAAGGGCAGCGTGAAGAACGCGGACAAGCTGGCTGAGAGCCTGAAAACCGATTGGAGTGATTATGTGGGCAGCACCTCCACCAAGGGCGCACCGGTGGACAACCCGCCCGCAAACACCGGCTCCAAAATGACCAAAGACCAGATTTTTGCAATCAAGGACGCTGGCGAGCGTCAGGCAGCGATTGCAGCAAATGCCGACCTGTTTACAGGCGGCGGGAAGGAATAAGCTATGGCAGCAAAAGAAAATCTGATTACCACCACTGAGATCACCGTCAACCCCCGCGAGATCGACTTCGTGACCCGCTTCCAGCGCAACTGGGATCATCTGCGGGAGATCATGGGCATCATGCGCCCCATCCGTATGCAGCCCGGCACTGTGCTGAAGAGCAAGTACGCACAGGGCACCCTGCAGAGCGGCACCGTGGCCGAGGGCGAGGAGATTCCCTACAGCCAGTACAACGTCAAGGAAAAGGACTACGGCAAGATCACCATCGAGAAGTACGCCAAGGCCGTCACCATCGAGGCTATCCAGAATTACGGCTACGAGGTCGCTGTTCAGAAGACCGATGACGAGTTCCTGTACGACCTGACCGCCAAGGTCACCGACAAGTTCTACAAGTACCTGAACACCGGCAGCCTGAAGGGCACGCCCAAGACCTTCCAGATGGCTCTGGCGATGGCAAAGGGCAGCGTGGAGAACAAGTTCAAGAACATGCACCGCACCGTCACCGGCGTTGTGGGCTTTGCAAACGTTCTGGACGTGGCCGAGTATCTGGGCACCGCAAACATCACCATCCAGAACCAGTACGGCTTCCAGTACATCAAGGACTTCATGGGCTACAACACCATTTTCCTGCTGTCCGATGGTGAGATCGCAAAGGGCAAGGTCATTGCCACTCCTGTGGACAACATCGTGATGTACTACGTTGACCCCTCCGACAGCGACTACGCAAAGGCCGGTCTGGTGTACACCACCGCAGGCGAGGCAAGCAACCTGATCGGCTTCCACACGCAGGGCAACTACACCACCGCCGTGTCCGAAAGCTTTGCCATCACCGGCGTGACCCTGTTTGCCGAGTATCTGGACGGAATCTCTGTCCAGACCATCACCCCGGGCGAATCGGTCTGACCTGCAAGGAGGTGACCCCGCATGACTGTGCCAGAGCTGTGCGTTTACACGCACAATTTTTTTGACCGGTACGATGCACCGTTTACAGGGCGGTTCATCATTGGCACGGACTATATCTGGGATGCGATCAACTTCAACACGGACGTGCTTGCAGAGGATCCCGAAAACATCCTGTCCGGACTTGCGCCGCACCAGTTCTACAAAATAGAGGGCTCTATCTTCAACGACGGAGTGCATCAGGTGGGCGAGCCTCTGACCCCCGAAACCTTTACCGGCACGGTACAGCCTATGCGGGTACCCAACGTTTTTGTGGAGCTTGCCAAGAAGATCACTGACTACGATGCAGCCACGCCCGGCGGTGGGCGCTATGTTTCCCAGTCCTTCAACGGATGGAGCGGCACCATGGCCACCGGAACGGACGGACTGCCCGCAGACGGTCTGAACCGCTACCGCCGGGAGATCAACCAATGGAGGAAACTGTAATGCCTGTAAACGATTTTACCAAGTTCACCGTGATGGAGAATTTTACAAAAAAGTTCTGCTTCATGGAAAAAAAGCTGGTATCGGACGGCCTGTTTGGCTCTACCACCACATGGGAGGACGGCATGGAGTTCCAAGCCGTAGAGCGCCACGATCAGACCATTGAAGCGCAACAGGCAGAGCAGCAGGGCACGGCATCCACCTACTCCCTCTATGTGGATAAGGGCATCAAGCTGTCCCCCTTCGACCGCATCAAGCGGCTGGACGATGGGCAGACCTATGAGGTGACCACCGCGAGCAGCGACAAGATTTCTCCCGCCGAAAGCGGCATGAACCTTGCTGTTGTGCAGTGCAAAAAGGTGGTGCTTTCCTGATGGGCGCAGAAGAAGCCATTACCACGGCGCTGAACAGCTATTTTACGCTGTTCCATGTTCCTGTATACCCGGAGGATTTCGTGCCGCAGGGCACTTCCCTGCCCTATATCACGGTGCTGCCTGTCATCCCCAAAGGTTTTGACGAGAGCGGCACCTTCCATGCGCGGCTGTGGTATCCGGTGGACGGCGGCAAGCTGCCCATCATCCGCAAAACAGACGAGATGCGCGCTGCCCTTGGTGATGGGCTTACCATCGAGTGCGAGGGCGGCGCAATTCTTTTATGCGCAGGCAATCCGTGGGCGCAGTCTATGGACAACCCCCCGGAAAAATACCTGTGCACATACCTTACTTTTGACGTCACATCCTTTGTGGTGTGAGAAAGGATAACGCATGAACAAAATGTATCACGCCATTTCGGCAGATGCTTTCAAAAAGCTTCAGTTTCAGGCTGGCGCACTGCTCAAGAAGTTCGACCCGGCGGGCACTACCCCCATTGCAGCGGAGGATATGATCTGCCTGACTTCCGGCGGCATCACCGTCAGCTGCAAGCCCAACACCGTGGACTTGGGCGAGGATCTGGACGAGGTGCCCGAAAACACCTACCAGCTCAAGCACATTACCAGCTGGGATTGCGGGATGTCTACCACCTGCATGACCGTGAGCGCCGACGCCATCAAGCTTGAACTGGGTGCGGCAGACGTGGAAACCAACAAGATCACCGTCCGCGAGGACTACAAAAACGAGGACTTCCAGGATATCTGGTGGCATGGCAATCTGATCGGCGGCGGCTATGCTGCTGTCAAGCTGATGAAGGCCGTGAGCGATGGCGGCCTTGAGCTGAAAACCACCAAGGACGGCAAGGGCAACATCAACCTGAGCCTGAAGGGGCACTACGACATGACCGACACCAGCAAAGTGCCTATGGAGTTCTACGTCAAGGAGGCAGAGTAATGATCCTTACCATCAATCTTGACCCCGTGGAAGCCCTGCCCAAGCTGTATGACGCGGTGGACGGCATCACCCACATGATCATGGACGCAAAGGACAACGTGGACAACCCGGAGACCAAAGCCGCCCGGGAGACCATTGTTGCCAACACCATGAAGCTGCTGGGTGCAGAGCCTGCCGAAACCGCAGAGGGCAAGAAAAAGCTTACCCCGCGTGAGTTTGCGCTGGCTGCGCTGGACTTTATCAAGCCCCTGATGAAGCTTGACCCGCAGCGCACCATGAACGCCCTGCACCAGCTGTACACGCTGGAAAAGGGCGAGAAAGACACCCTGCCCAAGGCATTCACCGCGCTTACCAAGTCGGTGATGCAGGAGGATATGCAGGATTTTTTGTCATCGCTGGCCGACTTGAACGGCCTGAGTTTTGGCACTACCTCTGCCGAGCCGACCTCCAGCATCTCCGCGCCTACGGAATAAAGTATTTCGTATGGTTCGTCATCAGCGAGATGCGCGAACGCCACCGCACAAAGGCATACCAGCTGTATACGGCTGATATGCTTTTTCTTTGTGCTGTATCGCTGGGGCAGCAGGTGGAGCAGTCCTTCAGCGAGATCATGGCAGAGTACGACAAGCCGCTATCCCAGCGCCGACACGAGACCACGCTGGAAGAAGCGCAGGCGTGTTGGGAAAAGACGCTTGCAGACAGTAAAAAAGCCGCAGAGAAGAACGGAGGTGGTGAGACCTGAACATTTTCAATTTGATGGCCACTTTGGGACTTGATACCTCCGAGTATGAGCAGGGCATCGAGCAGGCCAGAAAAGAAACGCAAAGCGCCGCAACCTCGCTGAACCGCAGCGCAAACACCGCCGGGAGCGGCGTTTCAGGCATGGCAAGCCAGTTTGCAGCAGCCAGCGCAAAAGCAACTGTCCTTGCAAATATGCTTACCTCGCTTGGGACAAAAGCGGTAGGCCTTGCAAAGGGCTTTGTGGAGATGGGCATTTCTTACAATGCCCAGATAGAGAAGTACACCACAGGCTTTACCAATATGCTGGGCAGCGCACAGGCCGCACAGGAAGCCATGCAGGCTATTCAGGAGGACGCAGCCCGCACCCCGTTTGACGTGGCGTCTCTGACACAGGCAAACCAGTTGCTCATCAGCGCAGGCGAAAATGCCGCATATTCCCGCAAGGTCATCAATGCACTGGGCGATGCTGTTTCCGCAACCGGCGGCGGTAACGCCGAACTATCCCGCATGGCTGCAAACCTGCAGCAGATCGCAAACGTGGGCAAGGCCGCAGCAATCGACATCAAGCAGTTTGCCTATGCGGGCATCAATATTTATCAGGTCTTGGCAGACTACACCGGCAAATCGGTGCAGGAAGTCCAGAACATGACCATCAGCTACGACCTTCTTTCGCAGGCGCTCATAGCCGCCAGCGAGGAGGGCGGGCGTTACTACAACGCCATGGACACCCAGAGCCAGACCATGAACGGGCGTATATCCACCCTGAAGGACAACGTCAGCCAGCTGGCCGGGCTTATGACCGGCGATCTTTCCTCCGGCATCGGCGTTGTGATAGGCCACCTAAACGACATGGTTGTCGCAGCACAGGAAGCCTACAAGGAGGACGGCTGGAAGGGTCTCGGGAACGCAATTCTTGAGCTGGATAATCCAATCAGTGCCATCATCAAAAAGTTTGGGCAGCTTGGCAGCGCGGCTGTTAGTGCACTGGATAAGGCAAGCTACTATCTGAACAAGGCACTGGGCAAAAACGCTTATTCTGGTTACGACAACTACGACGACTACAAGTCAGACAAGCAAAAGCAAAGCAACAGGGACCGGCTACGGCAGAATGCTCTTTCCGGCAAAAGCGTAAGCAACAAAAGCTGGTCTGAGCGTCAGGCAGAAGCGGCAGCCACGAGTGGAAGCAGCGGCAGCTCCATCGTTACAAGCCCTTCCAGATCCTCCGGCAAGAGCAGCGGCACAAAATCCAAGACCGAAACCGTCATATCTTCTGTGACGCACACCGCAACCACCACCGCACAGAACGCGCTGGGCGCTGTGACAACGAGCGTTGAGACCCTGCAGGAGAAGGTCAAGGACGCAGCGGGCAAAATCAAAGACCGCGTGACCGAGACCACCACAGAGACCGGCAAAGAGATGGTCAACGGCGTTGCTACCACCTATACGCTTGTGACCAAGAAAGTCACGGACGCGAACGGCAAGATAAGCACCACGACCAAGAAGGTCTACGCCGATATGTCCAAGACCCTGCTTGGCACCCTGACCACCATTGCAGAAAAGACCTTAAACGGCATCACCACCACCACGCAGCAGGCCGTGGAAACCTACGCGGACGGCAGCCAGCACATCAAGACCACCGCCACCGAGACCGGCGAGCGCATTGTGGACGGCGTGCGGCAGACCTACACCAAGGTCATCAGCTACATTGACGGCGTGCAGGACAAGGTGACAGAGACCGCGCAGAACATCGACAAGAGCATCAAGGCGACCCAAAAGCGCATTGACGAGAATTTAAGCAAGGCACAGCAGCAGTCCAACAGCGGAATCTTTAAGCTTGGCAAAAACCTGTACACCGACCTCAAAAATCAGGACTGGGCGGCGCTTGGGCTGGATATCGTCAACGTAATGTGGGGCGAGGTATCACAGGAGCAGCGCGAAGTCCTGTCCGACTGGGCAAACAAGGCGCTGGAAGCCATCAACGAGGCTTATTCCGGCGGCGGTCTGAGCGAAGCGTTCAATGCTTTTAAGCAGATCATGTCCAACGGCATCAAAGCCGATGCAGACGGCGTTACAACAAGCGTAGACGGGCTGAATCAGGTATTCCAGAAGCTTGGCATCAACGTTTCCGACGCCGGCAGCAAGATCATGGGCGTGCTGGGCACCATGGGTACCGGCATCGGCACCTTTGTCTCCAACGCGGGCACTGGTATTGCAAAACTTGCCGGGAGCATGGGCAGTCTGGGCACGCTTGCGCAGGGCGCAGGCGGACTGATCGCAAAGGTTGGCAGCCTGATCATCTCGAACCCGGAGGTTGCCGCGATCATCGCCATTGTGGCGGGCGTGGTGGCGCTGGGCGCTGCACTGTTTGCAAAGTTTGGCAAGGGCAAGAGCAGCGGCGGGCAGGCTGTGAGCCACTACGAAAGCCCCTTTGCCGGTCATGACGTGTACGACAGTCTGACCGAGTTCTCCACCCGGGCAGCCATGCAGCACCGCTACATGGAAAAGACCACCGGCACGGATGCACAGCTTGGCATTTTGCAGCAGATCCGCGATCTGCTGGACGAGCATCTGCCGGATATCGGCACCGGGCAGCTTGTCATGGACGGCGAGAAGGTGGCAGATATGCTCACACCGCGCCTTGCTACCAACATGGACACCAGCATGGGCGTGTACACCCTGCGGGCAGAAAGGGGTGTTTAAATGGCAATCCACAGCGCAAAGCTGGGCAATTACAACACCCTTGCAACGTGGGGGCTGTACATGAAGGTGGGCAGCCCGAACATCGGCGAGCCCGAACCGGACGAGACCCTTGTGCAGATACCCGGATCTGACACGCTGCTCAACCTTACTACCTCGCTGGACGGCAAGGTGCACTACAAAAAACGCTCCATCACCATAGAACTGCTTTGCACCGCACCGAAAAAGCTGTGGAAGGTACTGCAAAGCCGCCTGCACAATGCCCTTGAAGGAAAATGGCTGCAATGCGTGTTTGACGATGACCCCTCTTGGTACTGGGAGGGGCTCTGGCACGTCAAATTCGTGCCGGGGCGGCTCTCCGCAACGGTCACCATTACCGGCAGCTGCAACCCGTACAAGTACAACGTCTACGACGGCACACAGGATATCCGGTGGGACGACATCAACTTTGAAACGGACATTCTGCGAGACTACCGCAGCATTGCGCTGCCTGCCGATACGCCGGTGGATGTGGTCATCTACGGCGCACCGCACACCGCGGCTGTCTACTTCCAGCGCGGCGAAAGCGAGGCAAATGTGTCGTTGCAGGTCAACAAGACCGCCGCTGGCACGCTTGCCAAAACGACCGAGTGGCAGTATCTGGAGGGGCTGGATATCCCGGACGGTGGAACCGTCACCCTGACCTTTACCGCTACTGCTACAAGCAGCATCACCATCAAGTATCTGGGGGCAAGCTTATGAGTTACAAGATCTATGCCGGCACGCAGACCGGCGTGGACAGCTGGGAAAACCGGGTCTGTATCTATGCGCCCGGCTCTGCGCTGGATACCACAAAGATGATCAGCCCCACTCTGACCCGAGAGTTTGGTAAGGCTGGAAGTCTGGAATTTACCATCCCGCTGGGCAACGTGGCGCACAGCGCCTTGCAAAAGCTGAAAACGGTGGTATCCGTGGAGCAGGACGACAAAGAGATTTGGCAAGGCCGGGTCATGAACCACGAGCAGGATTTTCTGCTGCGGCAGAAGGTGCACTGTGAGGGCGAGCTTGCCTACCTCAACGACACCGATGTGCCGCCCTACACCGCCAAGGATGTGACCATCCGGCAGTTTCTGGACTTTCTATGCGACAACCACACCAGCCTGACTGACAGCTATAAAAGCTTCCGAATCGGAAACGTCACGGTGGAGGAGCAAAAGCGGTATGTGCCGGTAGCCGAAAAGTGCTATCTGAAGCTGGACTATGCAGCAAGCAGCCCGGACGAGCAGGGCGACTATTACCAGAAATGGGGTCTGTACTCCCAAAACGGGAACCGACTTGAAGAGAGTTTTTCCTATATTATTTCCGACTATGAGGACGTGCAGACCCCACCAGCACAAAACTGGCCGCTGAACGAGATCAAAACCGAAAAAGATTATCTCACCTGGCGCACGGGAGACAACCAGTTTACCCTCCGCAGAAACGCAGTCTCTCAGGGCAGCAAGACCTATGATGCAGAGCAGACCATTGTTACCCCGTCCATTACTACGCCAATAGAGACCTATAATTTTGACAGCACCATTAAAGTGACCAAAAAGGACACCGAATCCACAACGTACAGCATCAAAGCGGAAAAAGACGGCACGGTCAACGTGTACGTCAACGGGGAAAAGTCCGCAGACTACACTCCGCAGCTTGTGGAGGAGCTGCACGAGTTCGGCGACGGCAAGAACTACGGCAAAACGTGGGACATCCTGCAAAGCGAGCTTGTGGACGTGTACGGGGGCTATCTTGTCACTCGGCACAAGAAGATTCTCTCCCCTTTTTTCTTCCCAGATCTATACAAGAACGTGCGTTGCCTAGACTATGTACAGGATGCGACAGGACGCAACGCGCAGGGCATCACCTTCGGCACGAACCTGCTTGACCTGACCAGCTATGTCAAGGCCGAGGATATCGTCACCCGGGTGGTAGCTATCGGCAAGAAAAAAAGCGGCTGGTTTTTGTGGGAGACCACCAACACTCTGACCGCTACTGCCAACGATGAAACCGCCCAGAAGCTTTACGGCCTTATCACCCGGTATCTGGTGCTGGACGGTACAGCCAATACCCAACAGTCCCTTCAGGACGAGGCCGACATGGAGCTTGGCAAGCACTTACGCCTTGCGGACGGCATCACGGTGAAAGCCGTAGACCTGAAGGACGCGGGCGTGGACGTGGACAGAATCGCCTTCGGAAAGTTGACCCACATTATTTCCGCGCCCCATGGCATTGATGTGTGGATCAACTGCAACAAACTTGTGGAGCCGCTGGATAAGCCCGCAAAAAAGGAGTTTACCTTCGGCAAAAAGTTTTCCAGCATATCCGACTTGCAGGCGCTCAGCGCCCGCAAAGCAACCACCGCGTATGACCTGAGCCGCACGCTCAAGGGGTACGCATCTAATGTGCAGTCTTATGCGCTGCAAACGATGGAGGCAGACGATGAAACCGTTTAAAGACGTAATTGACGGCATCCGCAAAGCCGTCATGGCATCCGAGGTGCGAGAGGATCTCGCCCAGATGGGCGAGTATGTGGAGCAGTTTGCCAGCACCGCCACCACAAAGGCAGCAGAAGCTGCAGCCAGCGCAAAAACGGCAGCGGATGCCGCCAGTAATGCAAGCACTGCAGTTTCAGCTGCCATCGACCCCACCCTCTCCCTCTCCGGCAAGGCTGCGGATGCGGCAAAGGTGGGAGAGGCGGTCAATGCGGAGATCGAAAGAGCAAAGGGAGCAGAAAGTCAGCTAAAGGAAGATTTAGATTATTTGCTCATAAGGTCAAGGAATCTTTTAAACCTTGAAACACTCACACCCGACACATGGATTAGTAACACGTCTGGAAATATTCAATCATACGCAGGTTATACTTCAAGTGATTATATATTTGTTGATGGAATTTCTACCCTTTTTTTCGTGTACCTAAAAAATAGTGTGTATGTTGACGCAGCCGGATTTTTTGGTGCATATTATGATGTCAACAAAACATATATTAAAGGATTTGCTGGGACGGCATTAGGTGCGACAATACCGTCAAATGCAAAGTATGTTAGGATTTCAAACGAATCTAAATATTTTAGCGACGAAGTTAAACCAATTCTAACAAGTATTGATATTTGGAACCCTAAACCAACGCAACCAAGCGAATATGAAAAATATGGCGATAAATATTTTGACGATTCCGAAAACTTACTACCAAACGTTTACGCAGCTATCGAGCAGTTAGAAAATGGAAGCTACACTATCCCTAATTATTACAAAGAACATATTTTGACAAAGGAATTAAAAATTAGACAAAATTATGATAAGTGCGGCGTTAATGGTGATTCATTCGTCTTTATAACTGACTATCACGATACCAGCAATAGCGGAAATTCTGTAAATCTGATTCGTCACATCATGGAGGATTCTCCTGTTGGATTTGTCTGCCTTAATGGAGACCTTATTAATGATAAGACTACAAAGGACTTAGGTAGACAGTCAATGATTAATGTCATACAAAAGTTTTGCTATTTACCGACAGATAAATTCTTTGTAACTGTTGGAAATCACGAATTTAATAACGCGGGAAACAGTGAATCATATAGAGATAGACAATTGTCAATAAGCGAAGTATACTCAATCATTAACAAGAAGAGCGAAACTTTTATTCGGGATGTTGACGGGTATGATTATTATGTGGACAATAAAGCGCAAAAAATACGTTACTATTTTATTGGGTCTACCATTGAAAGCAATCCCTATTCTGGTGCTACTAAATGGATTGCTGAATCACTTACAGGCATAAAAAATGGTTACAGCGCAATCATCTTTTCTCATATAGGACTAAATAGCAGTGCAAACGATTGGGAAAGCAGTTTTGACAAGATTGTTGCGATACTTGAAGCGTACAAGAACCATACTGCATATATGCTTGATGGTAAAAATTATGATTTTTCGTCAAAAGAGGGTGATGTGATTGGAATATTTAGCGGACACATGCACCTAGACGGAGCAATAACAACAACTGCCGGGATTCCTTTTATCGCAACTACTTGTGATGCGTATCGAGAAGAATTTGGCAAACTGATAAGAGAAAACGGAACGATTACAGAGCAAGCCTTTGATGTAGTACAAATTGACAGAATTAACCGAAAAATCTACATGACGAGAATTGGAGCGGGAAATGATAGAGAGTTTAGCTACTAATTAACTAAAGGAAGCTTTATTTGACTATTCACCAACATAAAAAAGAAAGGGCTGATATCATGTTCCCTATCATGGACGTTTCCCGCTGGCAGGGTCGAATCGACTGGGACAAGGTCAAGGCAAGCAGCCTTGTCTCCGGTGTGATGCTGCGGGCGCTGGGCAACAGCGCGAAAGACGCGCCAAGCAAACCGTACATCGACCCCGCCTTTGAGCGCAATTACCGCGAGTGCCAGCGGCTTGGCATCCCCTGTGGCGTGTACTACTACTGCAAGGCGGTCAACACGGCAGAGGCTGACGCGGAACTTGCCCTGCTGCGCAAGGTGCTTACCGGAAAGGCAGTGCAGCTGCCTGTTGCGGTTGACATCGAGGACAGCTATGTGCAAGCGCCGCTCGACAAGCAGACCCTGACCGACATTGCAGCCCATGCGCTGGGCACTGTTGAGCGCTGGGGCTTTTACGCCATGCTGTACACCGGGCTGTACTTTGGCCGTGATAACCTGTACATGACCGGCGCGGCGCTCAAGCCTTACGATGTGTGGCTGGCAGCATACCTCAGCAAGAAGCCTGAACCGGGCTGGCCGTTCGGTTTGTGGCAGTACACCAGCAAGGGCAAGATTCCCGGCGTTGTGGACGCGATACCGGGCAAGATTTCCGGCGTGGACTTGTCTGTGCCCTACAAGGACTACGCCAAAATCATTGCAAAGAAGGGTCTGACCCGTCTTCGGGAGGGCAAATGACCGAAAAAGAAGCTTTGCTGTGGGTGCTGGGCATCTTGGGCAGCCTGTGCGCCGCTGCCATCACGATCGACAAGGTGCTGGAAATCATCCACAAGTACATCAAAAAGGCGCAGGCACCCGACGATGCGCAGAACAAGCGGCTTGACGAGATGGACAAGCGCTTGCAAACGCTAGAAACGGGCTATGCGCAACATTCTTTGGCGCTTGGGCGCGATTTGTCCCGCTTCGAGGAAATCGACGAAGTGAACCGCCTGACGCTTGAAGCTGTCCGTGCCTTGCTGGAATCGCAGCTGACCGGAAACAACGTGGCAGCCATGCAAGCTAGCAAGGAAAAAATCGATAATTACCTGATGGAAGGAGTAACCAAGCATGGAAACACTGGTATCTAAGCTTTTGTCCGTCCTCCCCGCGTGGGCAGCGCTGCTGCTGATGCTGGGCGGGTTCATCTTCTACGCCCTCGGCTGTCTCCGTCTGGGCTACGGTGCCGCCGTCAAGACGCTGGTGCTTGACCTCATCGACCAAGCAGAGCGTGAGATTCAAGGCACCAAGCGCGGCGCAGAACGCAAGGCGTGGTGCGTCAAGATGCTGCGCCACTATCTGGACAACAGCAAGTGGGGCAGACTTGTCTCGTGGGCAATCACGGAAGAGACCATGAGCAAGGTCATTCAGTTTTTCTTTGACCGCGCACGATCGGCACTACAAAAGCAGTAAGGAGGATATCATGGCAAGCACTACATATCTGCAACACGCGTTAAAATGGGCGGTTTTCGTGAATGAAGCCCGCTTTGACGGCGAAACGGTGACAAAACGTCACCATTTTGCCAGCATTGGCAATATGGTGCGCAACGCCGGACAGCTGCCGCAGCCTTTCTGGCTCGGTGGCGTCTGTGGCGGCGGCTCGTGTAGTGCTGCCCCCTGCGCTGCAAGGACTTGACCGACAGCAGATGACCGCTGCCATCAAAAGCGCACCGCTTGGGAGGGTAGACCGTAAGATAGCCTTACTGCGGTACGTTGAGCGGCTTCCGCTGCCGGACATTGCAGCACAGACACATTACAGCCGAACGGCGATAGGCTACCGGCTGAAAGGCATTGAAAAAATGCTGGATGTGTGATATACTAACTTTGTATATGGATTAGTTTTGAGCTTTTGCTCTGACAATTCAAAAGCGGCAGGTTTTCGGGTCTGTCGCTTTTCTTTTTTCACGAATTGTGGTATAATATTTACAGACAATTCGCCTAATGAATTGCTGGTGTGGTCTGGCCTAAAGATTTCTGCCAACACAAGCGCACAGTTTACGAAATTTAGTCTCCCGCCCGCCTACTTACAGCGCGTACTATGCGGGAGACGATTTTATATGGTGATGATTATGTGCAATACAAAAGAAGAACGAGTTGCAAGAATCGCAAAATATTATACCACTTTTCACCTTTTTGGCGATTGGTACTTCGTTCGGCGTTGGCCTAGACACTGCCATAGCTGGAAACGGTTTATCCCGTTTTATATCCCTATGCACTTAGGAGACCCAAATTGAAAGGCTACGGCCTTTGTAGAGAGCGGCATTGCCTGTGGGCGGTTCCGCTCTTGATTTTACAAAAAATCCCCTGCTTTGCCGAAGCCCTGCGTGCCACGCGAGGCGCTTTGTAGGCAAAGTGGGGGATTTTGTCTTATTTGCACTATTTTTGTCGAAAGACTTTCCTTACAAGCAAAAACGTGATATTTTAGTATTGCACTTCAAAGTGTTCACCTTTAATAGTTAAGCGCTCATGCGGATTTTTCCGTGTGGGCGCTTTTCTTTTACCCTTGCAACTCTTCTGCTGATACGTTGCAGGCAGCAGCAATTTTCTTGAGCGTTGCCATCCGCGTAGGCTTTCCGGCTTCTGCGTGCTGGATAGTTGCAGTGGACAGACCGGTCTTTTCTGACAGCGCCCGGATAGTCAGACCGGCGCTTTCTCGGGCGGCTTTGATTTTGGCCGCAGACACGCCAAGCGTCCTGTAATCGGGCGACATATACCCGATTTGGAACACGCCCTGCTGCTGCATCGACAATGCTTTGAGCGCAAAGCTGCTGTCAATGTCCTCGATGTCAACATCCTTCAGGACGTAGGAGCAGGCATTGTCCAGCTCCGGGGTCATCTTGTGGAGCTTGTGTGCCAGCGTGATCTTCATCATAACGCCACGCACGGGAAATCGCGTAGCGTTGCTGAGGTCTGCCTGATTTGCATGGTCAGGGGTGCAGGCTTCGTCCAGCAAGCGATACAGCTTGCCAAGGTTGCGGATAGTTGTGTTTTCCATAGTGTCCTCCTAACGCCCGTATAGCCCGATAGCGCAGCTTGATAGTTGATTTATTTGCGGAGATCCCGGACGCTCATATAGAAGCCTTCATATTGGCAGGGCTTGTTGATGATGATGCCGCACACACCGGTGTCCTCGGCATCAGTGTACCACATGGGCACGGACAGAATGCCTTGATTCATGCGCTTGTAGCATTTGAGCAGCATCTTCAGGCGGTTATGATCTTTGTCCTGTCTTGCACAGAAGATCTCGTTGATGGGGTACTTGTAATCATCGTATACGTTCATTTTTATGCCCTCCAAGTTGTTTTTTGCGTGCTCCTCTTTACACCCTTATCATATCATAAAACTACCACAAGTGATACAGGCAAAGTCAACAGACTTTGCCTTGTTTTTTTGTTCATTTTGTAGCAGCTGTAGCAGTTTATATTTGTCTTTCGTTGTGCGTTCGTTGTCTCTCCCAACGTGGCATTCTGGTACGATAAACGCAAAAGGAGGGGCACTCATGTGGCACAAGTTCAACCCAAACCCGCGCGGCAGTAGCGTCGGTGACTGTGCAGTGCGAGCCGTTGCAGCTGCCACCGGGCAAAGCTGGGAGCAGGCGTATGTAGGGCTTGCCATAATGGGCTACGCGTTGGGCGATATGCCAAGCGCCAATCGCACATGGGGCGCGTACCTCCAAAAGCGCGGATTTAAGCGCCGCCTTGTCGAGGCAGACTGCTCCACCTGCTACACCGTGGAGGATTTTGCAAGGGAGTACCCGCGCGGGATCTACGTTCTGGGCTGCTCCGGCCACGTTCTGGCTGTTGTCAATGGCAAGTGGATGGACAGCTGGGACAGTGGCGCAGAGTGCCCGATCTACTACTGGTACAAGGAGGAAAACGATGCCGATTTATAACGGATACCCTCAAGTGTTTTACCCGCAACAGCCGCAGGGGCAGCTTGAACAGCTCAGGGCGGCACAGTACCAGCCCCAGACCGTCATGATACCGACAATGCAGGGGCAGGCCGCACCGACTGACAGCGGCTTTATCTGGGTGCAAGGCGAAGCAGCGGCCCGGGGCTATTTGGTCGCCAACGGGAGCCGGGTGCTTTTACTGGATGCTGATTCCGATACCTTTTACATCAAAGAAGTTGGGCAGGACGGCAGGCCGTTCCCGCTCCGCATCTACGACTACAAGGAACGCACCGGAGGCCCCAAAGCGTCTATTGCAGCCACACAAGCCGCAAGCGGAGAGTATGTCACCCGTAAGGAGTTCAACGCGCTGGCGGCAAAGCTGGCGGCGTTGGAGAAGCAGGAAGCACCAGAACCGGAAAAGGAGAGCTAAACGATGAGCAGCAGCTTGTATAACTCGATGGGCCGACAAACCCAGAACCCTATTGGCGGGCAGTTTCAACAGTTTATGGGCCAGATGCAGGGCAAGAACCCGCAGGAGATGATAAACCAGATGCTCACCTCCGGGCAGCTCTCGCAGCAGCAGCTCAATGCCATACAGCAGAGAGCACAGCAGATTGCCCCGATGCTTAACGGCATGAAAAATATGTTTGGATTCTAAAATGCGGCCGCATTTAGAATAAATGTTTCAAAAAACACGAAAGGAGCAAGATTATGTCTTTATCTTCCGATAGCGCAGTCCTGACCATGCCGGTGCAGCCTGCCAACAACAGCTATAACAATGGTTGTAATGGCTGGGGTGGCGACTGGATGGGCTGGATTGTCCTCTTTCTGATTTTCGGTATGTTCGGCTGGGGCGGAATGGGCGGCTTTGGCTGGGGCGGCGGTATGGGCATGGGTGGCGCATCGCCTTATATGACCAGCGCAGTGACCCAGGCAGACCTGCAGCGCGGCTTCGACAACCAGAGCGTCATGAACAAGCTGAACGGGCTGGAAAGCGGCCTGTGTGATGGCTTCTATGCCATGAACACCGGGATGCTTCAGGGCTTCAACGGCGTGCAGCAGGGCCTGAACGGCGTTACCAACGCCATGCAGCAGGGCTTCAACAGCACCAATGTTGCGCTGATGCAGGGGCAGAATGCTCTGGCTACACAGCTGGCAGACTGCTGCTGCAAGACCCAGACCGCGATCCAGGGCGTCAACTACAATCTGGCCACGCAGGAGTGCGACACCAGGAACCAGATGCAGCAGGGCTTCTGTGCAACGCAGAACGCCATGAACAACAACACCCGGGACATCATCGAGAATCAGAACAGCAACACCCGCGCGGTGCTCGACTTCCTGACCAATGATAAGATCGCCACCCTGCAGAGCGAGAACAACGAGCTGCGCCGGGCTGCTTCTCAGGATCGCCAGAGCGCGTTCCTGACCACCGCGATGAACGCGCAGACCAACCAGATCATCGGGACTCTGCAGCAGAAAGCTCCCGTGCCTGCCTATCAGGTGCCCAACCCCAACGCCATTTACTATGGCTGTGGGACCGGCTGCGGCAGCTGTGCATAACTGAATCACGGCAACTGACTACAATTTGTAGCCTGTTCAGCCCCTGAGCTGATTTTGCAAACCAGAGCGCCGGGGCAGTAGTCCCGGCGTTTTTATTATGAAAGGAGCATTCAAATGACCGTAACAGACTTGAAGCAGCAGTTTGTTGACCATTTGGCCAGCATGGACAAAAACAAAATGAGCATGACGGATCTGAGTTTATACAGTTCTATTTTGCATACTTTGATAGACACAGAACGACCGGACTTTTCAGCTTCCTGCATGGATGTGCTGAAAAACATCTATGCAAGTAAAGCGGATGTCTGTGCAGAAAAGGAGGACGCGAATAATGGCTGAATTTACTTCTACCACTATCCAGACCGTGGCAGCCGGTCAAAATCTTCCCTTGACTGAAACCGCTGTGAAGGGAACGAACTGCATCGTGCACCGCGAAGGTGCTGGCAATGTGACGCTGCGCGGGCTTACAAACCAGTGTAAGGCCGTATTCAGAGTGAGTTTTGGCGGCAACATCGCCATCCCTACCGGAGGCACTGTGGGCGCTATTTCCGTGGCGCTGGCTGTCGGTGGCGAGGCTCTCAACAGTGCAACCGCCATCGTCACCCCGGCGGCAGTGGATCAGTACAGCAACGTCTTTACGGCGGTGTTCGTGGAAGTCCCCCGCGGCTGCTGCGTAACTGTTGCTCTCAAAAACACCAGCGCTCAGGCAATCAGCATTGCAAACGGCAATCTGATCGTTGAGCGCGTTGCATAAGGAAAGGAGTACAACATGAGTAAGAATCTCTATGATTTGCGTGAAATGCTCTGCGAAGAGTTGGACGAGTACAACCGCGATGCCAAGAACGGCCTGAACGAGCGCGTGCTGGATACCGTACATAAGCTGACCGACACCATCAAAAATATCGACAAGATCATGATGCTGGAGGACGGCGATTACAGCCGCGCTGGTGATTGGGAAGCTGATATGCGCGGCAACTACGGACGTACCGAAAACTATAACCGGGGCAACAGCTACGCAAACCGTGGGCGGCATTATGTGCGCGGTCACTACTCGCGCGTCGATGGCCGGGAGCGGATGATTTCTGACATCGAAAACATGATGCAGGACGCAACTGGCGCCGAGCGTGACGCATACAAGCGCGCTCTGGACATCCTGAACAATATGTGATAAGGGGGGCGGCAGGAATGGACATCGTAGAGATAAACGAGCACATCCGCAAACTGAAATGCGAAGAAACGAACTGGCAGAGCGTGGAAAAGCTTGCCGCCCTCTGCACTGTGCGAAATGAGTTGAGCGAAACGGAAAGCCGGGAAAACAGCCCCGCTCCGCAGCCTGAACCAGTCATGCAGATGGAGTATTCCACAAGACCGCAAGAACCGCAGAGCGAATTTGTAGAGGCTGCAAGCGCTGTGCCGTTCAGCGGGTTGATGGAGGTACTGGACAGGCACATGAACGCAATAAAAATTGCATACCCAAAGGAATACGAGCTTGTGATGAAAAAGATAGGCAACTTGTAAAGATAAGCAAAATGTGCTATTTTTACATAAGCAATCATGTTAGTTTATGCCATTTATAAGCTAACAGTAGTCTAACAGTTTCGCAAATTGTTTCGTTAATTCGTGAAATAAATTTGATTTGTAATCAGTGGGTTGCAGGTTCAACTCCTGTCACCAGCTCCAAAAAATAACGCACAGACGATAATTCAATTTCGTCTGTGCGTTTTATTTTATGCCAAAAAAGTATGAAAACACCCAAAATCATGTTATAATCTAACAAACAATCTAACAAATCAGTACTTCATTTTCTGCATTTCCTGCAACAAGTATTCCGGGTCATTGTGGGACACATACTTATTTGCGGTTGTGGAAAAATTCTTGTGCCCCAAAATTGCCTGCACCGCTGTCGTTTCCAGACCGCACTCCACCATCTTGCTGCTGGCGGTATGGCGCAGCGTATGCAGGTGCACGCCCTCTATATCGCATTCCTTCATCAGAGCGCGAAACTTTGTAGCCACATTGCGTTTATCCAGCTTTGTGCCGGCCTTGGATGGAATCAGCCATTCACACCCGCTGTCCAGCATCCAAAAGGCAATGATCTTGTAGACCGGTTCTAGAATCGGGATAATGCGATTTTTGCCCGCTTCCGTTTTCTCGCCGCCCTGCATATAGTGCTCTTTCAAATGCACATCCTTGCAGCGCATAGAAAGCAGCTCGTCTATACGCATACCTGTATATAGCAAGACCAGCGATATCTGCGCGATCTGACCAAACTTTGGGTCGTTCTGTCGGCTGCTGATCTGCTCGATCTCTTGGGCGGTAAGGGTGCGTTCTGCCTTTCCAGGCGCTGCAGGAAGCTGCAGAAGCATAGCGTAGTTCTTGTTTATAATGTCCTGCGCCATTGCCCAGTCGCAAATCTGGCTGAAAAGCGTGCGCTGCTTCTCGCAGGAACTTCTGGAAAGTCCTTTTTCAACCATCTGGTCTATGACCTGTTGATAGTCTGCCGCTTTCAGTTCCCGCAATTGTCGGTCATACAGAGGTACAGACTTTGAGTACGCCAGCTCATACCCTTTTTTCATGTCGGGGCTCAACTTCTCAAATTTTGGCTGTGCTCTCCACTGCGCGTAAGCATCCGCAAAGGTGCACTTCAAACGCGCTGCTGGTGTGTTCTGGGCGTTGTATGTATCCAGTGCTTGCACAGCTTCTCCCGCCGTTTCAAACGTGCCCAGAACCTCCCTATGCGCCGTAAGCGCAACATACGGCTTTGCCCTTGAGCCGTTCAATTTATACACGCTGCCGCTGCCCTTTGGGCGGCGGCGTTTTTTTCTTTGCGCTGGCGGTGCGGTCTCGGGCTGACGCTTGCCGCACCATTGGCAGAATGCAGCGCCGTCCGGGATCTCTCGCTTGCATCTGATGCACTGCATAACCTTACTCCTTTCGGCGTCCTATATATCCAAGAGCTCCGTTTTCAGCGGCAGCGCGCCCGGCTTTGTAATGGATCTTCAGATCGTCAATGGGCGGTTGAGGGTCGTCCGGGCATGGGTCAAGCCCTCTGATCTGGGCAAAGGTGTACTGGTCGATGATGGTCCCGCACACGCTGGCCCGGTTATTCAGAGGGCAGTGCAGGTTTGCAGCTATCTCCGATATGACAGCAGGCGGGCTGCTGCCATGCTGCCCCTTCAGCACAAAGAGGAGCAGCCGTTTCGTTAGAGGCGGAAGCGCCTGCACAATAGCGCGCAACTCCCTATCTATCTCGTCGTCCTGTTTTTGCTGATCCGGCACCGCATACAAGTCCGGGTGCAACACCTCCATGAACACCGTGATGGGTGACACCCCGCACGCCGTGCACCAGTCCATGATCTCGTCACTGTCCGGGCTGGTGCATCCTTTTTCCCAGCTCTGCACGGTGCGTTCTCCCTTCTCAATGCGCCTTGCGATCTCCACTTGGCTCAAGCCCGCAGACACCCGTGCTTTTGCAAGTGCTTTCCCGATTTGGCTCGCCGTAAAATAACTCATATACACCCTTCCCCCCTCAAATATAATGCGTGATAAAAACAAAAAATGGCGCAGAAAAAATCCGCGCCATTCGACAAATTTTATCCGTATTTCATTTTCCTCTGGCGCATGGTAAAATTTGGTACATAAACCGACACAATTACCAAAAATCAGGAGGAAAACAAAATGAAAAACGGTCAAACAAGCAACAAAGACCCGGAAATGACCATAATTGACGGAATGCCCGCCAGCGTGCTTACCGGCACAGCCAAAACCCCGCAGCCTTGGGAGGATTGAGCCATGACCAATAAAAAGACCGCCTGTTTCTGCGCCCACATCCGTGCCGCGCTTGCCTGTTACGTTGATATGACCCCGGAGCAGCAAGCCCTTGCCGCCATGTACGCCAACCGCAAGATCACCGGGCTGCACAACCTGCGCGCCGCAGCGGTAAGCCCCGGCGGGGAGTGCGCCGCCCAGTTGTTGCAAAAAATGCAGCAGCTGGACACCGGCAACCATTAACAACGCGCATATTTTGCGCGAAGTCAGCGTAAACCGCGCGTTTTTCGCTTAAAAGTGCGCGTAAATCGCGCGATTCAGCGCAAATGTCAAATTTTCAGCGCATTTTTGTGCAATTAAAATCGATTGACGTTTACGCCAAACAGTTGTAAAATGCAGTTGTAAAAAGTTTATAGGCCAAGCAACTGAGATTTTTTTGCGTTGTACTCCGCTTCCGTGATGGCCCCCATATCCAGTAGCTGTTTAAACTTTAAAAGCTCATCAGCGGCGCTGGGGGCAACCGGAGCGGCAGCCTGCGGCTTCTCATGGCTGACTTTGCAACTCTTGAGAAACGCAGTCATTCCGCCGGGATAAACCGTTGTCGGCAAGCTGCTTTCGCCCAGTGGAAGCGCAAAGTGGATAGACACGCTCTCTTTACTGCGACCCTTGCGGGTCTCTGTTTTGGCGGTGGCAGCGCCCACGATCGCGCCCACAGATCCAGCAACGGCTGCGCCTATTACTGCACGCCCAATGCCGCCCTTGGTTTCGGTCACCGTCAGATCGTCAGGCGCATCCGATTCGTACCCTGCGACTTCATCAAAACTGTAAATCATGCGTGGGCCTTTATCACCACCGCGGTGTCCAAAGTAAAACAGCCGGTTAACCTTATCGATAGAGACAAAGAGTGCATCGCGGTCAAAGATGGAATCGGTCTCTTTAAATGTTCTACGGCGGCTTTCCAGTGTAACCCAGTATTCCGCAAGTGCAGCTGTCGGTTGCTTTGCTACACGGATGCCCAATTTTGAAAAGAAAAAGTTACTGCACCCGGCACAGATCAGGCCGTCCGCGCTCTTCTCGCGGTTCAGCAGACCCAACTTGCCGCCGCAGACGGGACAGATACTTGCCATGATAACCACCTCACACATATTAAATACTGCATCAGATAGGAGGACACAATGAGCGAAACAGACCGGCAAGGCTACATCGACGCTATTATCAAGCTTCTGGAGCGCGCAGACCTGCGGGCGCTGCGCCTGATCTGGATCCACGCAAAAGGCCTTGTAAAATAGAATCAAGGTAGCAAAAGAAGGGAAGCCCTTACGGGTTTCCCTCTTTTTTTTGCAGCTTTTCAGCCATCCGCTCCAAAAGCTTCCAGTCCTCCGGCTCCAGTTCGGCCAGCATCTCCACAAACTGGCGTTTGAAGTCGTCACCCTCGTCCTCCGTGATCTCGGTAAGGAAGCTGGTGATCTTCTCCGATCTGGTGATCTGGTTGAACATCTCCCCTTCACCTGTCCGCAACCACGTCTCGTTGACGTTAAACTCGCGGCAGATATCGGAGATCGTTCGGTCGCTGGGGACTCGCGTGCCGCTTTCGATCATCCACATAAAGTTACGGGACAGACCTACTTGCTCTGCAAACTTCTCTTGCGTAAGGCCTAAGCTCTTGCGGACAAGCGCGATTCGTTCGTTCATTTACTTGCCCTCCTTACGCTTCATATTATAGTGCAAAAATCTAACTATGTCAACTTATTTTTGAAAAATTATCAAAAAATATGCTTGCAAAATCTAACTATGTGTGCTATACTAATCTCACAAGGTTAGCAAACGCATGCAAACAGGAGGTCTGAATCATGAAACGCTATAAGGTGTACGTTTACAACACGGTTGATAAGTTCTGGGACTGCTACGAGGTCAACGCAATCGACCCGGTGGACGCCCGGAACGTGGCAGTGCAGCGGTTGATCGACGAGACCGGGCACGGTCTGGATGTCTACGAAGTGACCGATGTGTGTGAGATCAAAGACTAAGGAGAGCTGAACAATGAAACATCTAACACTTGCGGAAAGCACTTACGACAAGATTATCGATGGGGTCAATGATGGCCTCACGGTCTGGCACTTGAGGAAAAATACCCTTAGGCGGTTGGGAGTTACCAGCCGCAGGTTTCTGGTTGGAAGCCTTTTCGATGTGAATGGCAACTTTTTACACGACGTTGTAATCGCT